TCTTTATCTGGCAAAGGTTTTACAATTTCCAAAGAAACTCTTTTGTCTCCGATTCTTTTAATCTCAAAAATAATTCCGCTCATGTACTTTTTTGTTGATCTAACAAAATCAAGTTTTTTTATATAGTCTTTTTAATCATAATTAGGCACTGGCACTTCAATAAAAGTATCTGTTGTTTCTGGTCTAGCGTCAGGTATTGCTTGAGGAGTTGGATAAACAATTGGGGTGTCTTGAGGTTGCCTTCTTCTCCAAACTTTACTCCAAACCAGTTTGCCGTCCCATTCGAGACGGCATTCTGATCGCCATTTTTTAAACCCAGTTCTGTCGCAAATGACTCTGTAATCCATTCTAGTTTACCTGAATTAATAAAGCAGCCCCAGAAGAATAAGAGTTAATTTTAACTTTCATAGCTTGAGGAACGGCAATATAGTTTCCGTTTTTAGAAGTGGTAGCATTAACTAAAGCTGAATCATCATGATCTAACCAATTAAAAACTCTATTGGTTAAACTTTGAATATCATCATTAGTTTGCTGAACGGTATAACTAATAGTTCCTGTTACAATAAAAGTCAATCCGATTTGTCTTTCATTTCTATCGGAATAACTTCTTTTGGTAGGAATTATTTGAGAAATAGCTTCGTCAACCGCGCCAGCTTTGGTATTAGTGCCAACAGCTCCATTTGCAGAAATACTTTGAACTGAATAAAAATAATTCGTTGTTTCTACAGTGTTGTTGTTAGGCCCAGCAATAGTTTCAGAAACGAGAATTGTTTTATTTCTGTCTTCATAGCCAGAAATAGTAAAATTCACTCCCGAAATATTGCCAGTTGATGCAAAACCAATTTGTTTGGCAAATAAGTCTGGCGTAACCCATTCGCCACTAACAACTCCAGCCCCGTTAAGAGTGAAGTTGCCAGCGCCGCCTAGCGTCTGATTTTGGAAAATTCCATCATCATCAACATCGGCTAAATCCATGTTTATCTCTATTCTACGCATGATTTGCTCCTGATTTATCTTTCTTTAGCTGCAAACACATAATCAACAGACAAAGTTTTAGCTACAGCTTCGCCGTTTTGAATACCAAAAGAGATAGTCAGTTCTTCGTCATCAGGAAGGTTGGTAGTCGCCAATTTCCCTAGAACAGTTGGATTCAAACTATTGGTTGAAGCGGCATAAACTACCTCATCAACGCCATTATAGTAGAAACCTACGGTAATGTAAGTTGCAGCCACAACAGTAGCAATTGCGGTTGCAGTCGATGCAGTTGAATCTTTTACAACAACGAAATCTAAGTTAGCATCTCCATCGTCTTTTCTGAAATAAACGCCATCAGTCACAGCCAATGGAGTTGTATCGGTAATTTGAAGACCAATAACAAAATCAGATTGTGTTGCATCAGAAACCGCAAATCTAGCTTTAAAAAACAATTTCTTTCCAGCTTCAAACTTAAATGATTCACCAACTTTTTGCAAAGCATTTAAATCATCGTCTGCTGCTGAGTTAGTAAGCAAAAGAACGCCACCATCAACGTTAGCCAGTGCTTGAGTTGCGCCAGCTTGAGTTTCAGTTACAACCCATTCGTTTGCATGATAAGTATCAAAATCATCAAAGTAAGTGTGCATTTGGGTTGGATCCAATTGGATCATTTGTCCCAAAATGTTTTGAGCGGTAATATTATTAACGCCTTTGGTAAAATTTGTAGATGTCATAAGTATGTGAAATTTAATTGTAGGGGGAATTTCACCCCCTTTTACCCAATAGGACAACAGTTAAAGGAATTAAACGCCTTCAGAAGCGAAGTAACCACGAGGATCAGTAACTCCGATTGCGTATGAAGTCATCATTTTGTATTTCTCGTCACCAGACTCGAAAGCGCCATCGTTGCTAAATTCACCTTGAACAGCAGTAATCATTTTAGCACCTTCTGGAGCATCGGTTTTAATGTAGTAAGCATCATTTGAAGTCAAATGAGGATTTACAACGATACCATCAGAGAATAGGCCCATGTATTTCATAGCATTAATATCGTTATTAGCGGTATTAACACGAAGTTGAGATTCAAGGATGCGAGTCGCTTCAAACATTAAGGCAGATGGAACTTGAAGAAGAGTTGGTTTAATTCTTGCTTTGATTCCCCTGTCGTTGTTTGTTTCTTTAATTTGAGTGCATAACTCTTCTAAAGCTTCTTCGCAAAGATCTTGCGGAGTTGCTAAAGTGTTAGAGAAGGCACCAGCACGACTTGGGTGGTCAGTAGCAAAGAATTTCTTGCCATCGCCGAAAGTATAGTTTGAATCAAAGCCATTGTTGAAAAGATTTGCAACATCAACTTCTTTAGTCTCACGAAGAGAAGAAGAAAGATATTCGTTACCTTTAGCAACAACATCAAGATACTTACTAAACTTACGAGCTTCCCAAGAAACTTGGAAACCCAAAGCGCGAGTTCTTTGATTGTAGGTTGAAACGTATCCTTGAGTCATTGAATCATAAGAAACACCAGCACCTTCGTTTTTAGTATTGAAAAGGCCAAAAGGACTTACCAATACGTCTCTGTCGAATTGCTCGTCAGTAGTTGACATTTTAACCAATTTAGCGGCTAAAAGATCGTCTTCTGTGTAAGAACCCCAGTAAGTAGTAATACCGGGTTTTAATGAAGTAGGAATAGTTCCTGTTACAATAATAGACATTTTTTAAATAAATTTTTAATTAATAATTAGATACCAGCTTTGCCGTTGGCTTCTGTATGATTGTTGATAATAACAACCCATTTAGCGTGCTGACCAATAGCATTTTCAGGAGCGTCAAGAAGACGTTTGATTTTCAATTGATAAGTCGCATCAGTTGCTGGGGTGCTAGTGTCTAATTCAGCGCCAGACAAGCCAGTTGCAGTTGAGCCAGATTCAGCATAAACCACGTTAGCGTTTAGACCAACAGAAGTAACAGCTAAAGCAGTTCCGGCAGATTCTTCTTGAATTAAAAATTCTTGGAATGGGCTATCAGCAACAATAGCAACTCTTTCAGTTGAAGCTGTGTTGTAGCTTAGACCTAAGTTGCTTGGGATAGCCAAGAAACCTATAATAACACCAGTAATTGGGTTAGTATCGCCAGCAGTTGCTTTATTAATTTCTGGCAAAGAACCAGGATTAAAATAACGACCAGCAGAAGTAACTGCAACAGTGTTAGAAGTACCAGTTTTTACTACAGGGTCGCCGATAAACAATGCAGTTGCATAACTTGCAGGAATGTAATAATAGTTTTTAGGAATCTCCACAAAAGGAGAGTTCTTAAGCGGCGTTAAGCCAGCAGGAGTATTAGCGTTAGCCATAGTTTATTTAATTTTGTCTTGTTATGAATTTTTGTGAATCTTGCTTTACATAAGTCGAAGAATTGCTGCCCAAATCAACATTTTGCATTTTTTCTAAAGCTTCTTTGTTTTGGTCTTCAATTCTTTGTTTATTATCTCTCTCAATTTGAGCGTCCATTTCCTCAGAAATTTCCAAAGCGTACCTCATGAATGTTTCGCCTTGTTTGTTTGTGCCACCTCTTATTGGAGCAATTTCAATGCCGTTTTCATCGGTAGCTGGTCTGTAACCCAAATCAATCAAATTTTGAATGCGATTTGGAATGTTAGAAGAAACCCATCTGCGTTTAAAACCTGGTTTTTTAGGCAGGTCAGAAATCGCGCCGCTTCTTTTTAAAGAAGTACGAGGAGTTCTAATAAATTCTTTTCCATCTGGCAATTTTACCACCTCAACATCTCTATTAGTAGGTCTTGCCGCTCTTGAATCATCAATATCTAGTCTTTCAAGAGAATGTGTTTTTTGATTTCTATTTGCTTCTTTCATGTTTTTTCCTCAATTTATTTAAAATATTCTTTAATGGCTGTTTGTTGCATTTTGGCAATTTTATCCTTGTCAAAATTATACCTTTTAGCGAAAAACTCGCAGCTTTTTTTAATTTCTGCTGGTAGATCGTTGTAAGAGTTTTGTTTTCTAGTATTTTGCACTCCCCTTACTCCAGATTCAACTCTAGGAGCTTTGGAAACGCCTAATTTATCACTAAAACGACTTCTAATTTCGTCACTTACTAAATCCAGCCTTTCTTCCAAAGGAATTCTTTCTGATAAAGTGCCAAAATATGCTGCCGCAGAAGCCCGCAGAACCTTATCTTCATGAAACCAAGTATTGTCAGCAGTCCAATTATCAAATAGGACTTTTTCATCGCGACTAATTTGATTTTTAGGTTGTTCAATTTCAGGCTCTTCAAAAGAAATTTTATTTTTCTCAAGTTCTAAACGCTTTTTTTGAATAGCTCTAACCTTAGCAACATCGCCTTCTAAAATAGCCGATTCCTCAGCTTCTTCTAAAGATTGAAACTTATTTTGAGTCTTTTCTTCGTAAGCAATTTTTTGGACATTTAACATAACGTCCATTTGTTTGCGAAGTTCATTTACTTGTTTTTCAAGAGCAGTATTTTCAGAAGCTAATTTCCTATTTCTTTCATTTAAAACAGGAGTATGTTGTTTTTGAAAAGCAAGAAATTCGGCAGCTGTTTTATATGGTTTAGGAGTTCCGTCTTTATTTAGTCCTCTAAATAATTTTCCTTTCCAACCACCAGCCCAAGCTTCTTTTTCTTCATCAGTTAAAGTGTCATAATATTGTTTTTCTTTATCAGATCTAAATTTTACATTAAAATCAGACTCTAACCCTTCTTCAGTTTCAGCTTGCGCTTTGGTTTCAATTTCTGATTCTGACTCTTCCATATCTTCAAAAAGAGGGTTAGAAGGCACTTCTTTTAATCCAAAAAGTTTTGAATCATCTACTGTTGTTGATTGGTCAATTACTGGCATATTTCCTCATTTGTTTGTATTGCTAAAATGTCTCTGTCTAAAATAGTGCGATATTCTTTTCCGTCTTTTGTTTGTTCTTTTGTTAGTCTGTAACCACAATAAGAAGGGATAATAATTTTATCCCCAATACTCGGTTTATCTTTCCAAGTGCCTTCGTCAAAAGCCTTTGCCCCAAAATCAATAATTGTAGCAATTGTTTTGGCTTGCTGCTGGTCATCTATTGATGAAGATGTTAAAATTATTCCACCCTTCGTCTTTTCTTCTACTGCATCCGGTAAAATTAGAATCCTATATTCTAGAGGCTTCCATCCAGAAGTATTTTTAATTTCTTTACTCACTCAAACCTCCATGAAATAAATTCAGCAATTCCGCTATTGCATTCTCGTCTTTTACGCCAAAGTAATTAGAAATTTGTTCTAATGCTTCGCAACCACCTAAGGCACTTATTACAAGGTCTTTGTTAAAATTTCCTTGTTGTCCAATATAGTTATGGGACATATTATCTAGCAATTTAACGCGTGAATTCATTAAAATTCTTTTAAACTTTAATGCTGTTGGATCGTTCAACCAATCCTTTAACTCTTTCATTTCGATTTGACTCATTTTTTACTCAGATTTATTAATATTAAATATCAGCAGCGGTTTCATCCTCCTTTTCGATTTCTTGCATTGTTGTAGGAATTTTAACTTGCTGATTCTCTAGCTTTGCTAGTTCTATTGCCGCTTTAAATCTTCTATCTTCTTTGCGGTCTTTCATTTCATTTTGTCTTGATTCGGCGTCAATCATATTATCTAAAACATCTAATTTTTCTTTTGTTTCTGCCATCTCGGTATCTTTAACTAATTTACCAGCTTGTGCGTAGTTTACTAATACTTCAGAATCTGTTTTAGCTGATTCTTTTTGAAGTTTAATTTGATCTAATTGGAATCTATTAGCTTCGTTCTGCATATCGCCTTGTATTTTAAGGCGTTTAGTTTCTTCTTGCGCCATAGCAACTTCCATTACTGGATCGGGTTGTGGTTGCGGAGGAATTACGAATTTATCAAAGTTTTCAATTCCAGCGGTTTCAAATACTGTTCTATGCAGCAAGAATTGATCAACCATAGGAGAGCCAATAAAGCCCATTAAGAATTGAGCCTTCGCATATTTTTGCATTGAAATGACATTTTCAGGGTTTGCAACTGGCACAATGTCGTAACCCTTTAATGAGAAGTCTTCTTTAACGCTTGGGCTTTCAAATAACTTAATGTCTAAAATTTCGGCGTATTTCTTTTGAGTTAAATATTCTGAATCTAGTTCGTAAAATATGTTTATTTCTTGGCGCAAAGAATTGTAAATCCGCATGAAAACAGACTTAAATTGCTTCTGCCCTTGTTCAGCCATTCCCATATAAGTAGTGGCCGCAATATTTCCCGCGTTCTCACCAGTCAAAACATCTCTTAAAGAGCCTAATTCTTTTCCTGCATTGACCAAGAACTGCATCAATACAAATAAAGTTTGCGAAGGCTCTGGCGTTGGAAGAGGCACAATCGCATCTCTAATGTTGCCACCAAAGCTATCAACCATCTTCCATTCAGAAAGTCGAAAAGGTTTCATTCCTCCAGTCATATTTAGAGACTTAGAAATAAAACCGCCACCAGTATTTTGAAGCGTTCCAGCATCTGTCAATTGATTAATCGAACTATTGATTGCTGAGTTAATGTTAAACAGTAAATGACCTAACCCAACGCCATAGAAAGAGCCATCAGGTGAGGGGGTAAAGATATAGCGCACAAAAAAATTGATTGCTTTAATGCTTTGGATCTCGCCCTTCTTGTTTTTTTTAACATTTTTTGCGTGGAATCTTTTGACTAATTTAACAAGTTGATTTGAAGCTTTGTGAATTACCGCAATATAAGGCTCTGCATAGCCATCATTATCTAAATCGAATCTTGTGTGTTGCTCTAAGAATATAACTAAACCAGCTTGCGATTCGTCAGAAGTTTTTTTCTCGTCATTCTTATCAAGCCCGTTGGTGTCGGTTGCGGAATCTTGAGCATCGGGATCAAAATCAAAATCAATATAATCGCCAGAGCGAATTGAGGAAACTACATCTTGCGGATATTTCTCAATAATATGAGTTACAGGAGCTTCAAAGGAAGGTGCAAAGTCGTTTAAGATTAATTTATCAGGATAAACTAAATTAGAACAGATCTTCTCTTCGTTTGAGTCATAATAATCTTTTTTAAACATCGTGCCTAAAGAGCCAAGAGCATTAAACAACGCGTCCATGTCTTGCTCAAAGTTCTCTACTTCTTCATTCAACTGATAGTTCATAACAGTTGAAACTCTTTGGCCGCGCTTAAGTTTAGCGCCCACATTTTGTATAGCTGGCAAGCCTGTTTCATCAAGGGTAGCAATAGAGCCGTCTTCATTAAACATCTCGTTGCCTTCCACATCCTTCATCACCTCACCATCATCATTGCCAACAACTTTGGCCTTAACAATGTTTCCATCTTTAAAGATTTCAGGATAACATTTAGCAGCGAATTCAACGCAAGCTGTGGAAATTAAAGGAAAGATAACATTTGAAGAGCCTTCAAAAGGAAAGGAGCGCTTCTCTGATTGTGAGAGAGTGTAGCGGATAATTTGTTGAAGCTGTTTTTGTTTTTCGCTTCTTGATTGTAAATCTGTATTGTATCGAGTGTTGACTTTGCCAGCAATAGACGCGCGCATTTCTTCAGACAATATTTCGGCAATATTATCTGTTTCTAAGATAGTTTTAAAATCTAAATATTGGGCAGCGTCTTGAGTAAGCAAGGTTATTTTTGCGTTTTGTTTACAATGCATTTACTCAAGTTTAGTGAAAGTAGCAGGATTTTAACCTGCGAAAGCTTGCGCTGACTCTGATTAAGAGTTTCCTTTAGGACCCTTGGATATACTTTCAAACCAAGTAAATTCATTAAAAAATAAATGTCAAGCGTTATTTAATACCCCGTTATTGAATTTCTATTACTTGCATTCAAATACTCTTCATAAGCCCAGTCATCAACAAAGCCTTTTTGTTCTTGTGCGTAAGTCTCTAGTCGATGGATTGAAGCTGCAAAAGTTTGGAACGCATCAGCGCCGTTTGAGTTGATATCATGCAACGGCTGATCCATAAAGCATCCAAGCTTGTCATTAAACTTCTTGCGATATTCTCTAAGCCTTCCAATACCCGTTTCGCATCTCTTCTGATCAAACCAGCAACGCGCAATGATTGTTCTTGCTTCGTTGATTGAGTCCATTTTGTTTTGCGCTCTCGTTATCTTCTCGAATCTAAAGCCAAAGTTCTTTGCAATCTCTATTCCGTCCTTGCCGTCATAATAACTTCTTTTGCTTATGTCGTGCGGTGCAAAGTGATTGCCGTAGTTATATCCTTTGTCTTTCAAAATCTTAAAGTAGTGAGGCAATGGCTCTTCGCTCATCTCGTAGTAATCAACTAAGGTGAAGTCGAAGCCTTTCTTCTGATAGAACCAAATACAAGTTGTGTCGTTAATCCCTAAATCCCATGCAGTATGCACCGGAAGATTCTGGTCAATTCCAACTCTCCCGATCCTTCCATCTTGTTCTGCTTTGATTAGCTCTTTGCTCCAATAAGCTCCAACAATAGCTTTTTGGAATGCTTCTTTGCTATTACTCGGGAACTCTTGCTTCATCAAGTCGCCTTGCGTTTCTTCTTTCTTGCAATACCAAGTCTTCTGCTGCTTGGTGAGTTCAATCCCTTCGTTATCAAGTTCTAAAAAATAATCATTTTGCTTGTCGTTAAAGTGATAGTCAGCGACCATCTTATATTTCCTGTCTTTCCACCATCCGAAGAAATGAAACTTCCAATCTAACGGCGTTAGCTCCTCTTTCATTCTCATCTTTCTTTCTGCAACATCACACAGATTGAAGAAGTGACCGCTTGCCCCTTGCGCCGTTGATTCAATTACAATCTGTTGTCCTTGGTGAACTGTGTTGAGTGAACCAGACATTATTTCTTCTGCTTTGTCAGGACTCTTGCGGCATATCTTGCCAAACTCTGTAATGTGCAAGCGTTGAACTGTACCCGACCTTGCACTTGTAGTGACAGAATAAGAAGAGCCATTGCTAAAGCGCATGATTTCAGTTGAATCAGTCACTAACTTGCGATGCTCTCTTATCTCTGCCGGTAATCTATCATAAGCATATCTCGCTTTATCTCTAAGTAGTTTCTTCGCATCTTCTAAGTCATCACCAATTAAAACGGCTGTGATGTTTGAGTTAAACAAACAATCATCAAGATAGTTGATGCAATAAAAGGTTGTAATCCCTAATTGGCGGGCTTTAAGAATAATGTTGAGAGGGTGCTTCTCTTCAATTAATTCGCTTTGTGCTTCATTACAGATAAACTTAAACTCTCGCCCGTTCTCATCTTTGCAATAGTACAAGTTGGACATGCGCCAAGCTTTGCTACTTAATAGTTCAGTTAGTTTTCTTTTTTTTTCTTCTACTTGATTATTCACAATTAGCTAAGTCATTATTAGCAAGCATTTCTTCTAACATCTCAACAGCAACAAGTCTTTTAAAATCTTCTCGCTCTTCAATCACTGCAAATCTTTTATCATCTGTAAATCTAATTATTTCAAAAGATTTGGGCAGACTTGCAAGATTCATCACATAACTTGTAACGCTTAAATTTTTCATTTTGTTATTTATTCTTCTTGAATTGATCTAATGCTTCTGCGCTATGCTTCACAAATTCCAACAGAAATTATTTTTATTTTAGTTTCTAACTTTCTGTTAAATTGAAAGTTCAGAAATTCCACCAACTCTTCATCATTGAAATTTCCTTCGTATTCAGCGAACCCTTTACCAATAGCAGTTGTTTTAATGTTCTTATCAGTAAGAACTCGATCACCCATTTCTTGCCAAACAATTCTCATTTTCATTTCCTCAATTGTTGTTTATTCTTAATCGCAAACTTGAATGTATCTACAATCTTGCGCTATGTTTCATCTTAACTATTCATTTTCGACGGCGATTTAAGAAACTGATATCCAGCTTCATATCCGAAGCCTATTTCTTTCAAAAGTCTTTCTAGGATAATGCTAGGAAGTTCCTTTGCTTTTAATACACTTGAGATCAAAAGCAATTCTTTTGCCGCCTGAAATTCTTTAGAATCTTCGTAGATGTGAATAAATCTGTAATGAGTTGAGTAATCTTTGTGATTGTTATTTATCGACATGCATATCTTTGGATATTGTTCAACATATTCCAACTCAATTTCAGAGTTCAGAATATTATTTAAAACTGCTTCCGCATCAGATTTATTGTGAAATGTAGTGCCAAAAGTTAACTCATAAAGATTCCCTTCTTCATCAGCATAAAATGAACTGTGGACTGCTCCAATCCCCAAAGGCTGTACTTCGATAATAGATTTTTTGGGGAAGTCTATTACAAATTGTGTTGGAGTAGTTTTGATCTTTATTTTAATAGTTTTATCCATATTTCCTCAATTTATTTATTGTTATCAATTTCTTGTAAAACTTCATCAAGCCAAGAACTAGTTGAACTCGTGTCTTTTACTTCAGCTTGAATCTTTGTTGAATCACCAAACTTACGCGGATTTTTCTTTGCAGCTAGCCAGCGATAATGAGAGGCAAGCTCTCTTTGTCTTGTTACACTTGCCTGCGTGTCATCAGGTTGAATTTGCAACAAAGATAATTCTGCTTTTTGAGCGATTATATCGGCTGATTCTTTTTGTGCTTCGCGTGCACGCGCGGAATACTCACTGTTTGCGATAAAATCAGACAAATATTTCGCATGAACACAATACTTTTTTTGAATCTCTTCATAGCTCTTCGCTTGTCTAAGCATCTCAATCACATCATCAGCACTTTCAACTAAAATCTCTTTTTGTGTTTTCTGCGTTTTCTTTTTCATCTCAGTTAATCATTAGTTTAGCCGCGCCAGCTTTCGCTTTGTCGCTATTAATAATATCGAATATTATTTGAGAATATACAGCAGTATTATAG